AAATGTTTTGAAAACATTAATCTTAGTTGCCTTTTGGAAAAGAATAGAAATAAGCGTTCTGTTCTGGTATGGAATAAACCGCCTGAAAGAAAATTTTGATATTCAGATTGCATCCATAGTATCGGATGAAGAAAATAAATCACTTGCAAAAATACATTCCGACTTCATAATTGAACACGAAAATAAACCGATGGGGAGGAAATTAAATAATGCCATGATTGAAATACTTACTAATGATTTTGATTTTCTCATGCAAATAGGAAGCGATAATTTGATTTCAGATAAAGGCATGGAAACAAATATTAAATATATGAATGAGTATAAATTTTTCGGTCATACAAATCTGATTATGGTGGATTCAAAGACAAGGGAATGTAAACTGAAAAAATATGGCAATGTATTCGGAGCAGGGCGTTGCATACACAAAAGCATTTTGGAAAAATGTACTCCTATGTGGGCTGATGACCGGGAGCGGGGCTTAGATGTAAACAGTGAAATAACCATTGAACAAAAAAAGGGAAAGGTTGCTTGCCCTATAAATGACGAAGAAATTATTGATGTGAAAAGCGATGAAAATATATGGAAATTTTCGGATTTACAGGGAGAGAAATACGAATTTGAAAATATCAAAAATAAAATTTCAGAAAAGGAATTTAGTTATTTGAAAAATTTATGCGAAGCGGAAAACTTGATCGTCGGATAAATATTCAAACTGCCACTATTAACCGGGATGCTTTCGGGCAGGCGATCAGTACATGGGCGACAACCTATACGGTCTGGGCGGATGTTTTCCCTATGCCATTCAATGAAAATTTTGAAGGAGACAGGAAAACAGAACAACCTCTTTATAAAGTTCGTATTCGTCATATAGCGGGAATTATACCCTCCATGCGCGTACTTTATAATTCAGTTTTTTATGATATTATTTCAATTAATGAAGGTAACAGGCGGGAATATCTGGATTTGATTGTTCAACTTGACAGAAATATGACATAAAATAATTTATATGGTAAAATTACATAAAATAAAAATAAAAAAGAAAGATGCAATCGGACAACAACTATATATTGGAGATGTTGTTTTTCATAAAGTAGTAAATAAATATGGAATTATTTATTTAATAAACGAAGAAGAATATATAGGATGTCCTTCAAATTGGGGACATAGAATAACAGAAACATCAAGACAAGACCTTGTAAAAATTGGATGCGAGGAAACAAATCCAAATCTTTTTTTATCTGTTTTTGTGGGTAAAATTTCATTTCATCAAAAAAATATAAAAAAATGGATGAAATAAAATTAAATGGCGCGGATATACTTGAACAACTTTTAACGGAGTTGCCGGATGATATTGCAAAAAAAGTAGGTGTAAAAGCAATAAAAGATGGGGCAAAAATAATTCTTGAAGAAGCGCAGAATCTTGTCCCGGAAGGACGTACCGGGAAACTGGCGGATTCTTTGGCAATAAAAAAAATAAAAATGACAAATCCTGCTTTTACGGTTTATGCCAGAAGAAAGGGTGGTTTTGGCGGATGGCATGCTAATATAGTGGAGTTCGGAACTAAGCCACACAATATCAGAAATGTTTGGCTCGGAGGGAAATTTTTTAAATTGGTAAAACACCCCGGCACCCCGCCGCGCCCATTTATGCGACCGGCGTTAATGGGCAAGCAGGCAGAAGTAGTAAAAACGGTGGGAGAAAATTTATTCAAATATTGCAGTAATAAATTAAAAAAAGGAATGAAAAAATGATCGGCAAATCACTATATTTTCTTTTGAGTAACGCTTCCGATGTTACCGATATTATTTCAACAAAAATATTTCCATCCCGCATCCCGCAGGTAGAAGATTTTCCCGCCATATCCTATCATCAGATTTCAAATGTTCCTACGAATCAAAAGGATGCTGTAAGCGGATTCGATAAAGTGGACTTCGATATAAATTTATGGAGTAAAGATTATTCGCAAATAAATACTTTATCGGTGGCAGTAAGGGCTGCGCTTGACAGGAAAAGTATCAGTTCGCAGGGTGTTACTGTTGATACTATTGTATTCGTTCGGGAGGTGGATGACTATTCAGACCCGGCAGAAATTTATAAGAAGATTTTACAATTTCAGTTCATTGTAATAAGATAGTGCTTTTATGTTACGTAAAGAAAAAAATATAAAATTATTTTTGAACTAATTAATATTCTACAAAATGGCAGCAACAAAGAAAAACGGAACTTCCCTTCTCCTTTATACCGGTTCAGATGCAATAGCTGCATCAAAGAGTCATTCTTTATCTGTTAATTCAGAAAGTATTGACGTTACCACGAAGGACAGCGCAGGATGGAAAGAAATATTACCGGGATTGAAATCATGGACCGTTGATTGCGAGGGATTGGTTGCTTTTGATAATGCTTTCAATTACGAATATCTTCTCGATGCGCTTCGCAACCGCACAAAACTCTCCATAAAACTTGAAACTACTGTTGTGGGCGACGAGCGTTTGAAAGGAGACGTCTATGTAACTTCTGTTGAACTTAGCGCACCACAAGAAGATGCTATTTCTTTCACAGCATCTTTTGAAGGAACAGGCGCATTGACCCATGAAACGATAACTTAATTCAGTGAACACTTATACTTTTATTTTCGACAAGGAGAGAACGCTTCAATATACGAATCGTTCTTTTCGTGAACTTGAAAAACGAAGCGGGTTCGCTGTACTTACAAAAGTTCAGGAACTTTCTACCGGAAAAGCATTTTCACTCCAATATATTACTGATTTTATTTGGGCAGGACTTTTATATGAAAAAGTTCCTTATGAAACAGTCATAGATATTATTCCAATGAACAAATATCTTGACCTGACAAAACTGATTGTTGATATTGTTACAAAAGAGTTTGGATTGGACACATTATCTGAAAAAAAAAGCGAGAACCATCTTGCGAGCCCGCAGGATGGGATTGGAATAGCGCAGAGCTTATCGCCTATTCAAACTTAAATCTTAAACCTTATGAATTTTGGGATCAGCTCTCCCCGCATGATTTTCTACGAATGTGCGAAGGGTTTAATTTGCGTTTCAAAAGAGAGTTACAGATACAAAATCAAACACTGAAAGTAATCCGATGGGCGGGATGGATGGTATATGTGATGAACAGAAATACAAAGAGAAGGATGTTACAACCTCAGGAACTTTTACGCTTAAATGATTTTGAAGAAAATATTCCTGTTGAATTACCTACAAAAGAAGATATGGATCGTATAAAAGGATGGTTAAAGAAGAAATAATATGGCAGAAGCAGGATCGTTAAATATAGATTTGATTTTAAATTCCGCTCGTTTTTTAGAAGGAATAAATAAATCAAAAAAAGGATTATCGGAACTTGAACAAGCCACCAATCGGCTATCCCGCGCAATGGATAAGACCGGGAAGAATCTTGAAAAAATCGGAAGCAAATTAACTACAAATCTCACTTTACCTATTGTCGCTGCGGGGGTTGCTATCGGGGCTGCTGTTACTAAGATGGCTACTTATGGAAGTTCTATTAATGATATGAGCGTTCGCACAGGATTCAGCCGTGAATCATTGCAGGAACTTGGCTTTGCAGCGAAACAGACAGGTGTTGATATGGGAAGTATTGAATTAGCATCCCGAAAATTAACCAAATCAATGGGAGAAGCTGCAAAAGGCAGCGGGGAAACAGCAAATCTTTTCAAACAATTAGGAATTGAAATAAAAAATGCGGATGGAAGTTTACGACCGGCTAATGAAGTATTCATGGATACTATCGGAGCGCTGAATAGAATTCCTGATGAAACGACCCGTAATGTTGTCGGAATGAAATTATTGGGAAAAAGTTTTGGAGATATAACACCTCTCGTATCGGAAGGGAAAGACGGATTGAAAAAATATGCTAAAGAGGCGCGGGATGCAGGCTTAGTGATGAGTGAGGAGGGGGTTATTGCTGCCGATAATTTTGGTGATAAAATGGACAAGTTAAGGGGGCAATTAGAACACGCTGGGATGGAAGTTGCTACTGCTTTTTTACCGATTATAGAACAACTTGCAAATTTTGTTCGTGATAAAGTTGTTCCTGCTATCAAACAATTTGCGGAATGGTGGAAGGAACTTTCCCCCACTACTCAAAAGGTGATAGTGGGAATAGGCGCTTTTCTTGCTTTGGCGGGACCGCTTACATCCATGTTCGGGGGTATTCTTAGATTCGTTCCTCTTATTATAACTGGTATTCAGGGGATAGGGACAGCTTTTACTTTTATGATGGGGCCTGTTGGGTTGGCTATTGCTGCGGTTGGATTATTAGTTGCTGCATTAGCATTATTAGGGCCTCCCGATATAACGCTTCAACAAAGTTTTCAAATTCAAAAAGAAGTTGTTGAAGAACTTGAAACCAGAATAAGATTATTGGATGGTGCAATGGAAAAAGCAAATGAAACAGGAAAGCAAACAGAACAATCTTTGACAAATGATACAATAAAAAGAGAAGAATTATCTAAGGCATTAGAAGAAGAAAAGAAAAGATTAGATGAATTATCTAAATCAGTTGATAATAATAAAAAGCAAAATGAAGAACAAATTCCTGTAATGGAACAAATTAAAAATGCTGCGGGGGATTTGAATGTTACTTTAGAAGAAACAGATAAGAAAGCAAAAAAATTAACAGAAACATTTACCGACCTTTCTTTTTTAACAGAAAAACTTGGGGAGAAAAAATTTAATGCAGCCGAGATGCTTTTATTCAGATTTGATCTTACAAAATTGGATGCACCTATTTTGGGATTCGTAAATGAATTAAAAAAAAGATTTACTAAAATTCCTCCTGTTATTTTACCTGCACCTGATATTTCTTTATTTAAACCGGCTATGTCAAATATGGAATTGACATTTGCCATGAGTTCAACAAAAACAAAGTCAATAGGAGAAATGAATTTTGGAGAATTATTTAAAAATTTAGGCAAAATTATAAAAGAGAGTACTACCGGGATGACAACTGATTTAGAAAATCAATGGAGTGAAACAGTGGCAAGAATTAAAGCAAAGGTTCAGGCATTTGCAGAAAAAGTTGGTCCGATATTCGGACAGATAACATCCATATTTTCTGAAAGTATGCTGAATCAGGAAATTGCATTGGATAATAGATATAATAAAGAAAAATTATTAATAGAAAATTCAAGAATGACAGAAGAACAGAAAAGCGAAGCGTTGAAAAAGTTAGGGGAAAAAGAAGCGAAAGAACGAAAGGAATTGATGATAAAAAAAGCGAAAATGGATAAAGCATCGGCATTGGTCAGCGCAGCCATAGCAGGCGCATTAGCCGTTGTTGTTGCATTAGGAACATTACCTCCCGGAGCAGGAATAGCAATGGCTGCGATAGTAGGATCATTAGCTGCCGCACAAATAGCGCTAATAGCTTCACGTCCGATTCCGGCTTTTGCGGAAGGCAGTTTAGTGTTCGGCGAAACATTAGCTCTCGTAGGCGAAGGTGCAGGTACATCTCCGAGCAATCCCGAAGTAATTGCCCCACTCGACAAATTGATGGGATTCATGCAGCCCCAGGAAGCGGATACCGATAATAGATTGGTAACAGAAATTTCAGGAGAAAATTTACGGCTTGTTTTGGAACGAACAAATAAAGCAAGACGATTCACAGGCAGATAATGGCAAACGCAAAATATAATTTGACTTTTTCCG